AGAGTATCAAAACCCAAGAGGAACAAGAACATCGTTATCGAATGAAGATGAAACAAGAATATGCATTAAAAATTAATAATGATGAATCAATAAATTATTTAGAAAAACTATGGTCATATGTAGAAAAGAAAGCGGGTGAAACAAAAGAATGATTGCATAAAACTCAATATTCAAATGTTTGCAGATGGAGAAATCTCTTTTAAGGTTACACTAGATGATTCTGGAGCTACTAAAAATTTAGAAAATTTAAAGAAACAAGGTAATGATTTATCAAAGAAATTTTCTAAAGTCGGAAAGACTATGTCAGTTGCTGTAACTGCTCCAATAACGGCATTGGCAACGGCGGGTATAAAGTACAATGCTTCTATGGAAACTTACAATGCTAATTTAACTACATTGTTAAATGGCAATCAAAAAGCTGCAAGCCAGTTACTATCTGATTTGAAAAAAATGGCAAACACAACACCATTTGAGACTACTTCATTAGTAAAAGCAACTCAAACAATGCTTGGTTTTGGCGTTGAATTAAAAGATAGTCAAAAATATTTAAAACAACTTGGTGATATCGCTATGGGAGACGCAAATAAGCTAGACGGTTTAACTCTTGCTTTTTCTCAAGTTCAAAGTGCAGGTAAACTTACAGGCCAAGATTTATTACAGATGATCAATCAAGGTTTTAACCCGCTAAATGTAATTTCTCAGAAAACAGGGGAAAGTATGGCTAGTTTGAAAGAAAGAATGGGAAATGGAGCAATATCTGCACAAGAGGTAGCACAGGCATTGCAGTGGGCTACAGAAAAAGGTGGCTTGTTTTATGGTGCCATGGATAAAGCAAGTCAAACCACAGAAGGAAAATTAAGCACGCTAAAGGATGAATTTAATAGTGCTATTGGTGAAATGACTACAAGTCTATTACCTACTTTTACAGCTACAGTTGATAAATTAACTGAAATAGCAAGATGGTTTGGAAATCTTAGTCCAAAACAAAAAGAATTTATTGTACAAATAGGAAAGATAGTAGCAGTTACTGGACCAGCATTAGTTATCTTTGGAAAATTAATTGATGCTTTTGATAAGACAAAAAAAAGAATTGAATTGGTAAAAAAAGCAATGAAATCATTGGAATTGTTAACTAAAGCTCATGCAATTGCTACTAAGGCTCAAATGGTTGCAACAAATTTAGCTTCTGGTGCAATGAAATTATTTAATTTAGTAATGAATGCTAATCCCTTATTCTTAATTGTTACTGCAATAATAGCGGTAGTAGCTGGTTTAGTACTGATGTACAGCAAATTTGAATGGTTTAGAAATGCAGTTAATGGTATTTTTTCTTTTATAATTGGTATTGTACAAGGAATAATTGATTTTTTCAAAAATAATTGGCAAACAATTTTGTTATTTATATTAAATCCTTTCGCAGGAGTTTTTAAGATACTTTATGATAAATTTGAAGGATTTAGAAATGTAGTAAATACAATAATTAATTCAATAAAAAATATATTTTTAGGATTATTTAACGGAATCAAAAATATAGTGATGGGAGTGTTTAATTTTTTTAAAAATGTATTTATATTAATTGTAGCGATTGTTGCAACAATTTTAGAAGGAATTTGGAATTTAATAAGTCCATTTATCAATCTGATAATACAAGGATTTCAAAATGTATGGAATGGTATATTAGCAGGTATAAATTTTATTAAAAATATTTTTGTATCAGTTATTAGTTTTATTTACAACAGTGTATTAATACCAATTTTTAATTTTTTTAGTTCTATATTTACATCAATTTGGAATTTTATTATAAATGGTGTAAACACAATAAAAAATATATTTTTAATTTTTGTGAATTTTATTTATATTAATATCCTTAGTCCTATTTTTAACTTTTTTAGTTCAATTTGGAATGGTATATGGTCTGTAATTTCATCAGTAATTACAAAGATGAAAAATGGCTTCAATTCAGTGGCTAATTTTTTAAAAACTACATTTAATAATGTTAGATCTTTTGTTAGTAATATATTTAGTACAATAGCTGGAATAATAAAAGCACCAATCAATGCAGTTATCGGAGCAATAAATGGTGTGCTAAAATCAATGAATAAAATAAAAGTTCCAGATTGGGTTCCTGTTCTAGGTGGGAAGCATCCCAATTTTAGTATGATACCTAAATTAAACGTTGGAACTAATTATGTTGCTGGAGATGGACTAGCTTATTTACATAAAGGAGAGGCAGTAGTACCAAAAAAATATAATCCAGCTGTTGGTGGATCTGGTTCTTCTTGCCAACCTATTTACGTTAATATTAATGCTGATATGGATGTAAACAAATTCGGAAAAGCTTTTGTTAAGGATATCAAGACGTTTTCTGGTGGTGCAAAGAATTCTTACAATTATGGTGGTGGTAAGTAATGTTTCAAGTGTTTATAGACAATGAAGAAGTAGTATGTGAATCATCGTTTGAAATAAAGGAAGAATTTATGAATCCATCGTCAATAGAATTATACAAGGTCTTTCCTAAAAAATGGAAAGGTACTAATAAATTATTGGATGAATATTATTTCCCAAAAGATTATTCAAAATGCAAGATTCTTAGAAATGGAGAACTTTATTTTGCAGGAATAGTAAAAAATAGTGCCGACATGGATTTAAATCCATTCAACCCTCATTATTGTAGTGTCCAAATATTAGATCCAAGTACTTTGTTAAGTGAGGGTACTACATTAGATTATGTTATTACTGATAAAACGGTTAGAGAGGCTATTACCCAAGTGATTAATAGTATTGCTGATTATGGTTTTGTAGAAGGAAATATAAATATTCCAGAAGAAAATAAAATAATAGGTGCTTATTCTACCTTGGAAAAAGCACCTTATGATGTTTTTCAATATCTTTCACAAATTAGCGGTACTCGTTGGGGTACTCGCATGGTAGATGAAAATATAACAGCTATTGACTTTTATAGTCCAGAATTATTAGATAACTTAGGAACAATAGAGGTTAACAAAACTTATTGTACAACAAATAAAATAGAAAAATTAACTTATGATTATTCAACAGCAGATTATAGAAATAAACAAATTACAACCTCAGATAAAGTTTTTGCTAATATTACCACTACAAATACAGTTATAGCAAATGGATACAATAAAATTTATATGATAGAACAGTCAATCGGTAAAATTCATTCGATCACTGCAAATGGTGTACAAAAAACTTTTGCTACTAAAGACGAAAAAGAAAGGGGTGTAACAGCAGACTTTTATTATGAGGCATCATCAAATCAAATAGAAACTAATGACACATATTCTGCTGGTACAAACATTATTGTTAATTATACAGCAATTGTTCAAGGAAGAGAAATAACTTTTAATACCCCTGAAATACAAAGAGTACAAAATAATTTAGGCAGAAACGGTATTATTTCACGATATGAAAACAGAACTGATGTAACTAGTTCAAATGAGCTACAAGCTATAGGAAAGTCATATATTAAGTATAAAGGTAATGCTGAATTATGTGTAAATATAGTGGCTAGAACAGAATTTTTAAAACTAGGTGGTAAATATCAGTTTTCTTCACCATTAAATGAACTTAACGGTAACTATCTGGTGAAAGCAAAAAATACTAAAATAATTCAAACAAATGAGTTTGTTCAAGTTAAGTATGAATATGAATTAAGTAATAACTTTGATACAGAAAACGAGTTGAATTATTTTGATAACCAACGTGCAAAAGCGAATGGCAATATTTCTAAAGGTGAATATATTGCGAGAAATATAGATATAGAAAATACAGCTAATATAGTATTTAGTAATTTACAAATTGAAGAAATTATAACACAAGGCTCTAATATATTAGAAGAAGGATTAGAGTTGCCATTAATAAGTTAGGGTGATAAATATGACGCAAGAATTTAAAGAAAACTTACTTAAATACGTGATTGGAATATTTCCGAATGAAGAACCTAAAAAACAAGAAGTAATAAAAAAAATTAGAGAAATTCCAAGCAGTGATTGGGATGGCTTTATTCCCAATAATGGAAATACAACTGCTGTTCATATTGAAGGAATAATTTATCAAAATGAACAAGCTGGCGATTTGTCCATTATTTATGGTGGTTACTCTACAGGCAGTACAAGTGACTTGGCAAATGGATTTATAATTTTGCTTGATAGTAATCTAAAACCACTAAAATTATTTGAAAAGTTTAATAATGATACTCAGTTAAGATATATTCAACAAATGAATATATCTGATGATGGAACATTCTTTGCGATTGATGATATCTTATATTCTTTTGATAATCCTCAATATATAGTTGATAGTACAAAAAGATTTATCATGTTAAATAATTTTACTACAAAAATTGATCAAGTAAATGATTATATTCTTAATTTACAAAAAAGTTATATACTTCCTGAAAACTGTAAAAACTTTTATTGTAAATACTTAGTGAAAAATCCAAACTCTTCTCATTACTATATGTCTGGTGCAAGAGCGAACAACATAGGGAATACTTGGGATTTTGATTCTATGGGATGCATTGAATTAAAAGTGAATGTCGGTAGCGAAAATGAATGGAATTTTTTTGGAACTTCAGTTGGTGTAACAGGTGAGGGTATAATTTATGGTGGAAGTTATGCTGAATTTGATGAAAATGATAATTTATTTTTTGAAATTATAGGTTGTTTAAATAATGCCAATTTGGGACAGATTTATTTGTATATTAAGGATTTTAATCAAACGTGTTGGACAAAACAAACGGTAGCTAATTTTACCCATGGTTATTATATAAATTCTTATATACTAAATGGTCAATGCGTGTTTAAAAATAAATTTGAAGTGTATTTTGTTTTAAGTAACGAACGATGGAGTAGAGTCGGAGAGCTTAAAGAAAAGTATATAGGTTTATATAAATATTCTTTAAACACATCAAGTTTTATGAAAATTTTTGAGGAAAGCTTAGGAAAAGCAGAACGATCATATAAAAGACAAATATTATTAGCAAATAGTAATAATGAAATTTATATTTTGTATTGTGTTGATGATAACCAAGATGGTATTGGAGATTATTATTTTTTTAGATTCGAAGATACGTGGAATCCAATTTTAATAATGAAAGATAGAAACTTTAGGCATCAATCTGAGTTATTTTTTGTAAAATCTAATTATAATTTATTACAAGCATTCATTTTAAAAACGACATTTAATGAATCGTATTGGAATCAAATTTTGCTAAAAGAAAATTATAATTATCTTAAATATAATAGCTATCCATATATCAATCAATCATCTTTAAATTCAGATAATGTAGAAATATATTCAAATGAAGATTTAGTCTTTGCAAGAAATTTATATAATAAAACAATTAATAACAATACAACAGTTTCGACAGTTGAGATTCCTAATACTTATTTAAATGACATAGATTTAACTTCACAACAATTATTATCAAAAACAAATTTAACACTTATTGATGATACTGATATTGTTCGTAAAAATATATACGAAACAGTATTTCTAAACTTCATCAATACAATTCGAATTATCGATAAGAATAGTGATATTCAGCTGCTAAACGAACAAGCAAGTTCATATTTAAATCATTCTATCAATGTAGATACTGCTTATGATAAAGCAAAGTTTCATGATAAAGTCATTATTTATTATCAAGATGGAACTACAAAAGAAATAGCATATGAATTACAAGAGATTAATAGTGTGTCATCTAATATTATATTTGCTTTATATACTGATAAAAAGGTTCAAAGTGCAGAAATAATTTCGAATGATAAAACAACAATATATCAAATAATAGATTTATCAAATTTAGAGTTATTCAAAAATTATAAAATTTCACAAAGATTGGAGGTAATATAGTGGAAGAAAATAGCAATGATTTTACTATTGGAATATATGAAGAAAAAGAAAACCTAAATGTAAATGAAAGTATACCTAATAAAAATAAAGTAACAGCAAATGATATGAATCAAATTAGAAATAATTTGTTAAACGCTGTTTATTTAGGAACATGTACAGATGAAGAGTTACAGCAAGCGATAGAAAATTTAACAGAGTCAAATGTTTTGAAAGATTATTTAGGAAATATTCTTGATTTCAAAATTCCTAGATACGAAAAAACAATCGAAAAGTCAATGTGGAAAAAACAGATAGTTAATTTAGCTAATAATCAAACTGCAACAGTACCAGGAATAAAGGATGCACAAGAGATTTACATCAAAGCAAACTATAATGCTGATTCGGGAAATTATGCTATTATGACAATAGTGAATGATGGAACAAATGGATATTACAGCATGGAGGCTTATTACTGGCAAGGGGCATATCCAATTTCGGTTTCAATAAATTGGCAAAACGGAACAATCAGGAATTGTACAGACAAAAGTAACATTGTATTAATTGCATACAGATAGAGTTTTGATCTTTTGGAAGTAGAGAGAATTATTAAGCCGATATATGGCTAAGAATGTTTTAAGAGATTATCTAGGAAATATATTAGATGTTATAATTCCGAGATATGAAAGAAAAATATTGTATGAAAATACTGAAGGAACAAGTGATAAAATTACTTTGATAGATAATGTTGATAATTATAAGTATTTAGAAATATATACTAAAGCTAATAACGACTATGGGCAAACTTGTACTAAAATTGATTTGTCACAAGAAAATAAACATTTTAGCATCAATCAAATATATATATCAAGCACATATGGCGATACAATATTAAAGACTGCAATGCTTAGAATTAGCAATAACTTTATCGAAATAGTAAAAAACGGTGGAATTAGGATGGAATCATCAGGAACAACATTAAGTTCAACTTGGAAAGTATCCATTACTAAAGTAATCGGTTATAAATAACACATGTAGTTAACTGTAAGGAGGGATTATATGGATAGAAAGGATATAGAAAAGCTACAAGAAATAGACGATAGAAGTAAATCTAATACAAAAAGGCTAGATAAATTAGAACCAAAAGTTGAAGATATTCATAATCTTACTATTGCTGTAAAAGAGATTGCAACAGAAACAAAACTTATGCGAGAAGATATGAATAAAATTGATAAAAGAGTTATTGCTATTGAAGAAAAACCATCAAAAAGAATTGAGCAGATGATAGGTTATATATTATCTGCTTTAATTTGTGGTTTGATTGGATTTGCTTTAGCAAAAATTGGATTGAAGTAGGAGGAATAAAATGAAAAATAAAACTTATGACATTTTAAAAGAAGTTGCTTTAACAGTATTGCCTGCTATTGCGACTTTTCTTGTGACTTTAGGAAATATCTGGGGCATACCATTCGCAACAGAAATTAGTGCCACTGTAATAGCGATAGATACGCTATTAGGTGCCATATTGCATATAAGCAACATAAATTATAATAAGACAATTGTGAAAGGAGGGGAATAAGATGTACAAAGGACAAAAATCAGTTAGAGGAGGAATAGAAGATATTCTATTACCTATGGATAATTTCAGATGCACACAGGGAGATTTCGAGGGAAATCATCCATATTATGCTTGTGATATGGCTGGTAAAGACAGTGGAAGAGATGTAGCATATTTCCCATTTACAGCAGTTTGCAAAGCAACGAATCCAAGTGATGGTAATGCAGTATGGTATCAATCTAAAAATAAAGTACGTTTTGCAGACGGTACG